TTGAAGAAGGTCCTATAGCATCAAACGCTACTCTCACTTAAAATAAAATAATAAAATATTTAAAATTTATTTATCAATAGTGACTTCTTTTACAATGTTTTTAATGATTTTGTTCTCTTTTTCTAAATCATTATCTCCTTTGCCACCCATAGCTTCAATAACCAATTTATTGTATTGGTCTGAATATTTTGAATCACTTTTTCCACAATCAGGATGCTTATTTTTAAATTCATTTAATAGTTTTGAATTTTTATGAGCAATATGTTTTGTTTATTTTCATTTTCTTTTTCCCATTTGTCATCATCTTTAATATACATTACTTCTCTCTTTGTATCTGTACAATGAACTGGTCTTTTTGTTTCATCGAGTGAATTTAAATTTTTAACAATTATATTTGATATACCTTCTATATAACCTATTTTTCCAACTTTTTCCAAATCTGTTAACTGTAACTTAATAGAATCCACAAAATCCATTATGTTCATGGCATCTTTACATGTTTCATTTAAAAACACATTTAGATTAAATGTTTTATTATGTGAATTTGTATTTGTGATATTATTTGTAATCATTGATTTATTTTCTTTACATAATTCTATTATTTGATTTTGTAGCTGATTATTTTGATTTAAAAGCGTCATTATGATTTCCTTTTCATTTAAAGGTTTATCTATTTCATCAACTTCTTCTTTGGGTTGACATTTCTTTTTATGATTAAATAAACTCTGACGATGTTTGTATTCTTTTCCGCAACTACAAATAAAATTATTTATCATTGCGGCATTTTCGGCATTTTCTGCGTCAGTATTTGTCAGTATTTTGTCAGTATTTTTATGTTTAGGTGTCAATAAATGTTTTACATAGTTTGACTTTTTAGAGCATTTAAAATCACAATTTTGACAATAGAATTTTTCGGCATTTTTTGGCATTTTTGCGTCAGTCATTTGTCAGTATAATATACTGCCAGAAAAAATGCCTAAATTGTTTTAAAATTAAAATATTTTCAAAAAAAAATTTATCGTCACAAAATTTGAAAAACTTTGGAAAATCGTGAGACGCTAATTTTTTTTATGGTCACAAATTTTTCAAAAAAAACATTTTTTCATTTTTCCAAGATATATTTACAAAAATGAAAAATGGACATTTATAAATGTCCAAAATCGATTTTCCGAAATACTTTTGGGAAAAAAATATTAGAGAAAATTATCTACACGTCTAGTAAATTTTTAATAAGGTAATTTTCACTTTTTTCTTACATAATGTAGTAAAATCGTACATTTTTAACATCCTTTAAATTTAATAAATTCCTAATATGTGAAAACACTTTATTCTTACCAATTATCATCCAATTCATCTAACTCATCCAAAGTCAAGTTTTCTTGGCCTTCTAATAATTTTATTAATTTATCAGGGTGGTATTTATTTCTTATTTTTGGTTCTCTTATATTAACCCATAACCAATCACGAAATTGTTTTTTGTATTTAACAGCATAAAACAATTCTTTGAAACGAATAATTATATTGGTTTTGTTTCTCATTTGAATAATATATTCCATCGTATTTGTGATTTTTTTTTCATTGTCAAAAGGCAATAAATTATAACGACAATCCAAATATTCTAATGTGGATGGTAAAGTAGGCAGTTGCGTCAATTGATTATTAGAACAAAGCAAATATTTTATTGTTGGAGGTAAAGTAGGCAGTTGGGTCAATTGATTATTAGTAAAATCCAAAAATTCTAATGTGGATGGTAAAGGAGGTAGTTGGGTCAATTGATTATTAGAACAATACAGATGTGTTAATGTTGGTGGTAACGTAGGCAGTTGTGTGAATACATTATTAATACAATATAAAATTGTTAATGTGGGCGGTAAAGGAGGCAGTTGTGTCAATTGATTATTACTACAAACCAAATCTTTTAATTTATAAAACCGCGACAAATCAGGAAGATAATGGGTATTAATTGAAACATGAATACTTTTAATATCATCGGGGAATTGTGCGAAATATTCTTCAATTGATTTGAAACTCATTTGTTACGTGTCTTATACTATTAATGTTAATGTTTAAAATACCTTTCAATTTTAAAAAATTGAAAATATGCGGTTTTTACAAGTTCTAAAATCTTCAAGGTTGTAAATTCATGGATTCTTTAAATATATTAATTTAAACACATTTAAAGAACTATTTATGTCGCGTATAAAAGACCAGCATTGCCGCCAATAAAGATAACCATATTGACACGCTCTTCCATAACATATAAATCATAGTTGTAGTCATAGATGCGCCATGTTGGCTTATTTACACCAATTATTTCACCACTAATAGGGTCACAAATAGTCAACACCTGAGCATATGGGTCCACAGGTGGATTTATAGTTGTAAACTCAAACTCTACATTTGTAAATCTACTCATATTCATAGCTCCGGATGGTTGAAAAGGGTCTGAAGCATTTAAACAAAAATTATAACAATATAATCCTGGGTCAGCAAATCCATATGTTCTGTAATTTTTTTCAATAAAATTGTACACACCAGCAGGTAACATATTTTCTCTATATTGACCATCTAATAAAATACCCAATGATACCAATATTTCTTTTTTATTTTGTGGATTATAATTACCTGTTATCATTAAACCTGATAAGGTTCCATTGGGTTCTGAACCAGGTCCAATAAATGGGGATAATCCGGCAGGGTCAGGATTTGGATAATTTCCACCTGATGGTGCAGGAACAACATTAAATGGTGGATAATTATACGGCCAATTCGTATAGTTAGACCATTCGTTTCTTAAATTTACATCACTTCTTTGAAAATAAAACATCCAACTTCGAACCATACCAATAGAATCTAATTGTACTTTGTTTTGATTTGTAATATTATAATATGGTTTTTCATATATTTGGGTAATTAAATATTTTTGTTCATTTTTAGCAAATATTTTAGATTCATCATTAGAGAGAAAACAATATGTACAATTTAAATTTATATCTGCGTTCCAATTTGTTCTTGTATCAACATATGATGATGGACCCAATATTTCATCAGGAGGTGTTTGTAAAAATCGATAAAATTGCATGTAATATTGATTAAAATTAGGAGCAACATAAGGAAAATTATTATTGTAATCCAAAACATCGCGAATTCTAAATAATTGATTTATAGGTTTAAAAGTAATACTTATTTGTAACTCATTGTACTGTAATGCTACCAAAGGAAACGAATTAGATGGTTGTCCGTTTATTAATTGTGTATTAAACCATGCGCTCAATGGAATATATAATACTTTTCCACCTATGGATGGTTGAGCTCCACTAGGGTTTGGTGTATAAAAAGCATTTGGATATGAATTGACACGACCATGTGCGTTTGCAGGGTCATTCATATCAGGTGTAGAACCGCTCATTACATCGAATAAGAATCGCTTTGTACCTCCTAGATCTCTTTGTACAGATGATAATATATAACGACCTGAATATTCTTGTAACTTTTGGTTTCCACAAGTTATAGTAATACGCTCAATCATTTGGGCGCCCAAATTGTCTATCCATTTGAATTCATAAGGTGCCCAATCTGTATAAACTGTACTACCATCTTCCTGTGGAACCGCTTGTGGAGGAAAAATAGGACTCCATATTGTCGGCATTGCTATAGAAATATAGCAATCCATAAGCAAATCGGCATATCTTTTTACTTTGAATACAAATGTGGACTCCGTTGTTAAATTTAATGTTGGGGTGCCTTCGTAATCAAGACGAAATTTTTGCATCCCAAAATTAGTATATTTTTTAAAAGTAGTCTTCCAAAATGTCTTTTCAGGATTACCATTTAATACTACATTTTGTTGACCTTCTGATACTAAGTTCATTAATCCGCCAGCCATGTTATGTATATAATATATTAATTTTTTAATTCTTTATTTAAATATATTATAAATTTATTATTTTCTACTTTTTCTGCTTTTGTTTTGTTTACCTTTTTTACCATTTTGTCGTTTAGTTTTTTTTCCACCATTTGGAATATTAGTTGGCTGATTATATTTTTCTAGAATATTTTTTCTATAAGTGTTTCTTTCA